TATAGCCACTATTTTGTTTCTGGCCTCATGGGCCGACCTGCAACTTCAGCTAATGCTCAATTGAACAAAACTCATTGCGCATGTGTTTCAGGCCATCAACAAGGTCTTCAGATCGCAACTGGCAAAAGTGCCAAAGGTCATTTGATAACGAGTATTATTGCAGGGTCTTGCTATGAGCACGATGAAGAGTACATGGGACCTCAAGGAAATAACCATTGGAGGGGCGCTCTGATGCTTAATGATGTGCAACCTTCTGGTGAGTTTGATGTCATGCCTTTGTCTCTAAAGTATCTAAAGAACAGATGAGAAAAATTTGTACAAAATGTAAGGCTGAGAAAGAAGAGGTTGAATTTACTAAATGCACTTTTACCAAGTCAGGCTTTCGCTCGTATTGTAAAACCTGTAATAATGAATACTACGCTAAACGTCGTATTGAAAAATACGAACAAGTAAGAGAGTACGAAAAGAAGTTCCATAAAGAAAGACGTTTGAAATACGAGTACGGTCTCACAGTTGATGACTTTAATAAAATGTTAGAGGATTCAGAAGGTAAATGTGCTATTTGTGAAAGAGAGTCCAAGCTAGTAATTGACCATTGCCACTCTTCGGGTAAAGTCAGAGGACTGTTGTGTCAGACCTGCAATAAAGGATTAGGATTGTTCTACGACAGTAGAGCCTACCTCAATAGAGCTATTCAGTATCTCAAGGAGAATCAATGAGTTTTAACGAATATCAGAATGCAGCTATGGGTTTCCGTCTCGAAACAGCAACCCCAGAGTATGCAATGTACAATCTAGGATCGGAAGCAGGGGAGGTTTTAGGGGTAGTAGCGAAGGCTCTTAGAGACGGTCGTACATTCGACTATGAGCAGAAACTAAAGAAAGAGCTTGGTGATGTGTTGTGGCATGTGGCAGCAATTGCTATTGACAATGGCTTTACATTGCAGGACATTGCAGACAGTAACATTGCCAAACTGAGTGAACGAAAGAAGAACAATACAATTCAAGGAAGTGGAGACAATCGTTAATATGACCCAATCATTGCGTAGTAAATTGATTACACGGAGAACATATAACCGCCCTCTGAACGATGAGGGCAGCGTGTTTGAGACATTTGAGCAAACTGTTGACCGTGTTATCGGACATCAACGCTGGCTTTGGGAGCGTGCTAGCAACTACGGCCCTACCTCTTATGAGATCGGTATCGAGCTGGATGAGCTTCGCAATCTAATGTTGGAACGTAAAGTTCTAATGTCAGGCCGTACGCTCTGGCTTGGTGGTACAGATGTGGCAAAGAAACGAGAAGCCTCCCAGTTCAATTGCAGCTTCACCAATGTGGAAACTGTGTATGATCTGGTAGATGTCCTCTGGCTCTTGATGCAAGGCTGTGGGGTGGGCTTCCGACCAATCGTTGGTCAGCTTACTGGTTTCCAGAAGCCAATTAAAGATGTTGAAATCATCCGTTCTACTCGAACTGAGAAAGGTGGTAGGCAGGTAAATGAAGAATCCTACGACCCAGCAACAGGCGTATGGACCATCTCCATCGGAGACTCAGCAGAGGCATGGTCAAAGAGTATCGGTAAGCTGGCCTCTCATAAGTTTCCCGCCAATAAACTTGTTCTCGATCTATCCCAGATTCGACCAGCAGGTGAACGCCTTAAGGGCTATGGATGGATCTCTAGTGGAGACGCTGCCATTGCCAAAGCATATAAGGCAATCATTGACATCTTGAATAAGCGTGCAGGCAGTTTGCTGACACGTATCGACATTCTAGATGTGGTGAACTGGTTGGGTACGATCCTCTCTTCTCGACGTAGTGCAGAGATTGCACTATTCGAGTATGGTGAAGATGAGTGGCAAGAGTTCACAGTCGCTAAGAAGGACTGGTATCTCCACAACGTTCAACGGGCACAGAGTAACAACAGTCTCTTGTTTAAGAAGAAGCCCACTACCGAAGCCCTCACTCACATCTTTGATCTCATGGTTGAGAGTGGTGGGTCTGAACCAGGATTTATTAACGGAGAGGCTGCTGTAAAGCGTGCGCCTTGGTTCAAAGGTGTGAACCCATGTGCAGAGATTTTGCTTGGCAACAAGAGCTTCTGTAACCTTACCGAGGTTGATGTTGCTAAATTTAAGGGGGATAGTAATGGACTGCGACGGGCAATTCATATTGCAGCTAGAGCTAACTACCGACAGACCTGTGTCAACCTCATTGATGGAATTCTGCAAGAAGCGTGGCATCTCAATAATGAATTTCTACGTCTCTGTGGGGTCGGCCTCACTGGGATCGTACGACGGCCCGATCTCAAGCCTTACGATTATGCTGAACTGCAACGAGCAGCAACGTCAGGAGCTTACAGCATGGCTGACGAACTTGGGCTGCCTCGTCCTAAGAACGTCACAACAATTAAGCCCAGTGGCACTCTCTCAAAGGTGATGGATACCACAGAAGGTGTTCACAAGCCCTTGGGTAAGTACATCTTCAACAACGTCACCTTTGGTAAGTTTGATCCATTGATCCCACTGTGTCGTGCAGCAGGTTATAAGGTGATTGATAATCCTAATGATCCTGAAGCTGTCCTTATTACCTTCCCCGTTGAATGGTCAGATGTACCATTCGATAAGATTGAACGAGAAGGGAAGGTTCTTGAGGTGAACCTTGAATCTGCAGTTGATCAGTTGGAACGATATAAAATGTTGATGCAGAATTGGTGTCAACAGAACGTATCAGCAACTATTAGCTACTCTGTCGAGGAAGTACCTGAGATTGTTGAATGGCTGATTAGTAACTGGGATGACTACGTTGGTGTGTCTTTCCTGTTCCGTGCTGATCCAACTAAGACAGCTAAGGACCTTGGCTATCTTTATCTTCCTCAGGAAGTTGTTACTAAAGACGTATACGATGAGTATGCGGCTCGTATTCAACCAATCGAGATTGATGAAGCTAACGACATTGATGCTGAGTTGCAAGACGACTGCACAAGCGGGGTTTGTCCAATTCGCTAAGGAGATAGATGAAAGTTATTTACTCACAACCTAATTGTCAACCCTGTATCACATTGAAAGAGAAGTTCAAGAAAGAAGGTGTTGAATTCAAAGAAGTAATTCTTCATGTGGATATTCCAATTGATGAGTTTATGGCTAAGTATCCAGATGTAAGGTCTGTACCCTTCGTAGTAGAAGAGTAACAGGCAAAAATAAACCCCCTAGGGATTTCCTTGGATCGCTCCTTGGATTTCCTTAGGGGGTTTTTGTCGTTTAGACTTCTGGTTTCAATGGGCTATCGCCAAACACTTCCTTCACTTGACGTAGGAGACCCCAGCCGTAGCGCCGCGATGGGCACAGAAATCCGCCCTCCCCGTACTCGTTCCATGCGTACATGTTGACCACCGGGGGGACACCTGGCACGCCGCGTGAGCCCGACATGGCAAAACCTCGTTGTGTGCGCAGGTGCTGCAACCACTGTTCAGAGCTTGCCGCACAGTTATCTTCGGAGTTGATAGCATCCAGCCCGTGCGATCCATCCTCTTTCCACGGACGCCGATCCCATCCACAGATCGCAGGCACGAAGAAAGGCAACTCGCTGCCCGACTCGTTCACGATCCAGTTATCCGCATTGCGGTACACCTCGATCAACTGTTCAAAGCCCGTCAATGGCTGAGGAAAGCGCGTGTCGTAATCCGCACCCACGCCCGAGGGCGTCTGCCATCTGTCCGTGTAGGTCCACAGCCTGTTATACCGGGTCGCCGCGTCCAGGCCACTGGCGTCAATCGCCCCGATTTGGCCGTATTTGTTGCCGATCCAGTATGGGTTATCTGATGCCGACTGGGACACGATGAACAGGCCGGGGATACCGAACACCGACGCGTGCGCCTTCATCGATGCTAGGGCCTGCGTCATGGCAACTTGTGTATTTGCCATGCCAAAGACCACCGAAGCCATGCGCTGAAACTCTTGTGTGTCGTAAATGTAGATCACCGGCTTTCCGTTGATCTTCCAGTATTTGCCAGGGGCGCCGTTGATGAACTGAAACCAGTACTCAATCATGGCGTTGAACTGAGCAGGCGTCGAAACCGGGCTTACCCCGTGGTTTGAGTACTGAATGCAAAACTTTTGATCCGTGGGGCAGGACGCGTGCTTATCAAGCGATGCATTACACATGTTGCGATAATTGGTTCCGCCGTCAGGGTCGAACCAGTAAACGTTGTGGACGAACACGTCGATGCCCGCCTCCAAGGCCTGCTGCTGCTCCCATAGCACGGCAGCCGCGTCATCGCCGCCCATGCCATACACACCCGCGCTGATCTTTTGAGAGAGGACCGGCAAACGATCCGAGTACGGCTGTAGCGCATCCCAGGGGCTTGGCCGATAGATCACGCCGGGGGTTGTCCACTCACCGTAGTAGTAGGCTGCTACAACACCTCCAAGCTCTCGAAAGCGAATGCTTGTAACATCATCTCCAACAGAACCATCACCCCCTACTCGGAAGGTGTCTCCATATTTACTGGTGATGTCGTACTCACGTTCAGCCAAAGTAGTACGACGGCCATAGGAGGCACTAACATTTCCTGGTCCATTTTGTTCAATAGACATATTTACTTCCTTTTGCGTTTATCATGCTGATTCATTGCACGATTTTTAGATTTGCTCATAACAGAGAGATTCTTAGCAGAGTGATCCCCTGTCTTGTGATTCCGATGATCTACATCCTTACCATCCCCCTTGCTCACCTTACCCGCAGCCTCCATCT